TAATCCATCCACGACCAAAATGCTTGAATGAAGATAGCCCTCTTAAGAAGTTTACTCTGTGGTCGTAACTCTTTAAGTAGATATAGTCCTCTCCTTTCATGATTATAAGGCGATTTAAGGCACTTAAAGTGTTCTTCCCTACCTTCCCATCCACTGCGATAGAGAAACCCTCTGATACGATAAATTTCTGTAATTGCTTTGCTGCTCCGTAAACACCAGAACCCCAAGCGAAATCAGCCCAAAACTCAGCGATTAAATCTGACTCAATATCATCTGCCTTGATGCCTTTCCAATAAAGTTCATAAATAGACTTCCAATCTTCGTGAGTCATCTCATAAAAACGCTTTACTGATTCTTCTGAATCTCCATGCTGTGCTTTCCAAGCCGCCCAAGTAATCCCTTTATTGGTGTGAACGCCTGAGCCATCAGGCACACAGTTTGATGATGCACTGTCTTTAACGTGCTTACTGAGTCCTCCTTCCCAGCGAAGGATATAGTCGATATTAGCATTGTTTATATTACCCATGGTCTTGTATTTCTTTTTGTAAACGTTTGAGATACCACTCTGCTTTTTGCAGGTCTTCCATTCCGTTCTTACGATTATAACGCCACATATACTTAAGAGAATTACCCCGTAAATAACCTTTAAATTCTTCATAACTCATTTGTGCTTTAATACATTCTATACATTCAATCTCCCCTGCATAGTGGGTAGGATTGTTCACGTTGTCAGCCATATATATCTAAACTCTTCGTATGGCAAATCTATGTAAAAAGAATGAGAACCCTCGCAAAACACTTGAGTCATCTCGTAAAATTGTGAAGCTCCTATCACTTTTGTCAAATCTAAAATTCCTTGTTCCACTATCTCAACTTCATGTGCTTCCGACTGCAATCCGATTTGCTCGTATATTGGGTCAATCACGTTTTCACGGAATATGTAGTTCACTTCTATCTTCATTGTGTTTGATACGTTCTCGCTTTCACAATCATTTTATCTATGTTTTTCTGATGTATTCTTACAGGCGTTAATTCACACCATCTTGCCCCTATGAAACGAGGCGAAAAGCCTTTTTCAATAGCCCAACCTGCTGCTCCATATTCATCGCCTTTCTTATACTCGTCTTTATAAGTAGAAGTCCTAATCATTAACACGTCTTTTGTTTCTACATTATTGGCATGATTCATCCTTTCTACTCGGTAGTTCATCTCATAGTCTTCGTGAACGTGACCTTGCCAAATCATGTCAGCACCTTGAACATATGTGGACATTCGTGAGTGGCCAATAACCCCCTTCGTAACTACACCGCCACCAATTCCGTGCATATACTTAATTCGATATGATACCTTTGAACCGTTTCTGTCAAAGGTGTAAACAATCCAGCCACCATATCCTCCAAGTTCAACGTGAGTTCCGTTCTTCATATTTAGCCCACCAACAAACCTGTCAAGGATAGAAATTTCATTATGCTTCAATATTGCACTCTCGTGATTTCCTACACCTACAACCTTGATGTGTTCAGCATAAGGTGAGAACCATTCAATCGCCTGATTCACTATTTCGTCAAAATAGTGGTCTACTTTGAACTCAGGTCTTAGACTTCCTTTGCTACCTCTAAAATCTCTCCTCCCTGCCATAAGGTCAAAGGTATCTCCATTAAGATGTATGTGGCAATCTTGCTCGACGGCTTCGTCAAGGTGACGTTTAAGGATGTCACGTTGGCAATAGGGAGAATCCCAGTGGATGTCGGAGATGAGAAGTAATTTCTTAGGTGAGAAATCGTGATTGAATCTGTGTACATTTGTCATAGTATTAAAGCCAATATGAGCAAAGCAAATTGAACAGCGTTCACGCTTCTCAGCATTTTGTTTTTGCTTTTTTCTTTGGCAATGGTTTTTTCTTGGGTAGTTATTATTGCAGCCTGGTTTTCAATCTGTATTGAATCTTGCTTGGCTAACTTAATGTAAAGATCTTGCTTTTTTCTACATTCATGCAATTCAATTAATCGCTCGTTAATCTCTCTTATCGTGGAGTCTGAGAATTGACAAAAGGCTCTCTGTGGTTTTAACACTGCCAATGCTATCAGAGTAAATGTTGCGAAGCGAATCAATTTCTTTGTCAACTGCATAGATTTCCCGAATTATTATAACTCGACTTGTATCACGTTGGTATGTCGCAGTAGGACTCGAGATAGGGCGTGTTAATAGTAAAGCTAATACCATGCCCAGCAACAACGTCAGTACGGGAGTCAAAAAAGGGTTCAGCGTTTCCGCTAACCACGATCTCAAAGTCTGCATCGGTTACGTTTCTTTTTAATAGTGTTACAATGTCGATAATAATCCCTGCCGTGTCTGAAAGAACCTCAATGGTGTTAGAACTGCTTTCAAATTGTCTGTCCATCACAAGCATTGAGAAATCATAATTGACAGCCCTCTGCTCAGTGTTAAACGTGAAGCCGTTTGGAACTAACCACACAAGGGGATAGTATTTTACTTCATCAACTGCAAAGTCAAACTCTGCCCCTACTGCGAACTTTCCCACCATCTTGTGGCTTTCCGCTTGTGTTTTTATCTTTTCGATTATTTGGTTGAGCGTCATATTTTTTAAGCTTGGCTTCGTTTTTTAGCCTCCATTTATTCTTCATCATTAGGGAAATCGTAATTGTAGAAGCAGTCATCACTTGTACCCGGCATATAAATGCCTCCAAACAATGCTGTATTCTTTGGTCGAATTACATCAAAACCACTTCCAGGATTTAAGAACTTAGGATATAATGTTGGATTCTCTCTTAAATAATCTCTCAATCGCTCTGCATAATACTCCGCCTTATCTCTGTATCGCTGCTCAATCTGTGTCAATTCACTTGTTGTAATCGGTGTGGCATTCTCAGAGTTGCGAGTCGCTACTGACTTATTCATAAACTTGAAGGTCATCGGAAGCATTGACTCAGTCAGTGAGTAGTATTTCAAACAAGGTGCAATGTATGAATCTAACAATGTTCTGTTGTCAGTTGTGAGAGTGTCGTTATATGCTTGATCTTGCAACTCATCATAAATACCCGAGCCTATCACATCACGAATGTAAATCTCTTGAGCTTCCTTGATTGCAGATTTCAAAAGCTTGGGATCAACATTTTCATTGATAGGTGAATTATCTCTTAGGTATTGAGTCGATATAAAATATACAAAGTTAGCCATTGATTCTTCTTCTTAATAGTTGTGGTTGCCAAATGTGTCTGCAATATGGAACGTGAGTGGTTGTGCCTTTGATTGTCATCCATCCACCTCGTCTTTTCCATGCTGAATAACCAGGATCATTGTACTCCCTTGCAAGTATCACAGATATTTGATCGATTTCCTCCCTTGTGTAAACTCGGTTGAGTCTTATCATCCTTTGACAAAAGTCACGAGATGTAGGCAACAAATCACCTCCGCTTATTCCCGGTGCTTTCTCATAAGTGTAACGAGTCACAATCTCTGTTCCTACATTTGAATTTTCAAGAGTGGTTGTTCCTTCAGGTGTAATTCTAAAACCATCCTCAACGGATTCAATCAAGCCTCTCTGTGCCATATCATCAACTTCTCTCATTATCTCCTCCACAGGCTTTTTAATGTTGTTAGAGAGCGTTTCTAAGGTGATACCCTCGTTACTATACAGCCACTGCAAAATCATTGCTTGTAGAGCATCTCCGAACTCTAAAGGTACAGACTCAAAATTGTCCGCATCTTCACCGAACTCAGCAAAGACTTTTAAATCTTTGTCATCATCCCATCCAAAAGGATTCTCACAGCTCTCACATTTCACTTGCTCAGACATTGTAGTTGTTGCTGACATACCCAACTCAATACGAGCCTCATCTCTGTCAATGATGCCTTTCTCAAATAGTTCAACGTAGTCAAGTCCAATCGGTGGCTTGTTCTTAGTTTTAAGCTTGACAGGTGTAATGTATTTAAAGATAGAACTCAAGGCTCTATCCATTTGTGTTTGACGTGGCTCAATGTAGGAAGTTTGAAACGCCTCAAACGCTTCAATCAACTCGTTACGCCCTCCAAGTTGCCCCTCTGTTTTTATACCGAAAAGCATCGGAGAAGTAACTCGGTGACTCATCAAAATCTCCTCTTGGACTGTGTTGTTCAGAATGTCAAACTGCTTGTCAAAGTCTGAAGGTGCAAGATTGTTAACTACTGAAGGAGTTTCGTTCGGATCGTTGAACTGAATGATAATACTCCCAGCGTTATCTGTTCCGCTAAAGTTGTCTTTAAATCTTCTGATTGTCTGACGAGCTTCTTCAGGTGATGGAATGCCTTTAAATAATTGTAAAAGCGTCTGAGCCGAAAAGCCTGACTTGATGCTGTTCAAATGGAAGTTTGCAATCTCTGTGTCTATCTCGATATACTTAAGAGCTGATTGGTATGGTGCTGTTGGATATTCGCCACATCCTGCTTTGTACATCTTGAAATAATAGACCTGCTTAGATTCTCTCGTATTTGGATTCCAAGGGTAATAATGTTCAGGCTCAACTTTTCTTGCAGTCCAATCTTCAGCGTATAAATAGTGACCATCTAAGGAGTGACGTACATTCTGAAAAGGCAAGTGATAAATCTCAGCTATTTTAGTTTTTGCTTTGTTCCAAATGATTTCAAGAGCGAACCCATCAAACAATTCAAGGTCTTGAGCAATTTTGGATTTAAGGCTGTCAAAATCTTCATAGGCGTTAATTGAATCTAATGCCTCGTTTGCTTTTGCAACATCCTCTGTGTTGTATGCTACAATCTCGGTTTTATCACCGGCAATGAAGTCAGCTTTCTGAGTTACGATTGCCCCGTGCTTTGGTGAGCTATTAAATAGATCAATCAACATTTGTGGGTAAGCATTATCCGCACCATAGGTCAAGAAGCCCTTTGATTTGTTCTCCTTGAAGATTGGGATTTTGCTCTCCGCAAAGTTTATCCTTATGAAGTTATTTTCCATTCTTTACAAAAGTATTATAATGAAACATCGAAGCCCATGTCCACAACGAGGCATATCCGATGTTAATGAGTATTTCGGGGATAGGCGGGTATTGAGCCGTTAGAACGTTATACAACGCCCCTAATGCTGGTATTGCCAAGCCTACTCGCAACATGGCTTGTTC